GAACTTATGAACCTCTTAAACCAGGTATTAGAGTTAGTAAAAGTATTTATTAATCTAAAGCCTTCCTAATTAAAGATATTAAGACCGATTCGTTGGTCTTTTTCTTTTTTGGTTTGTATGAAGTCATAACAGGTTTTTGACCTTTTCCTGTTTGAGTATCTTTCTTTTCGGCCTTTCTTTTTTGTTGACAAGCCGCTTGTTTTTGAGAATCGGACATTTTAGCAGCCACACCAACCGCTCTACATTTAGGATAACTTTTTTCACTACCCTCAGGTCTACCACAAGGTGGATGTTTACCATCTTTTTTACTACAAATATTAACCCATGGACCTTTAGGTTGTTTACTACCCTTTGGTTTTTTCTTAGTTCCAAACCAAACACCTAAATCTTCATTAGTATCTTTTTTTGATTCATTCACCGAATCTACTTGATAATGTGGTTCGAGTCTCTTAAATGGAGCATACGCATATTCATCATCTCCTTCATCAGGAGCATCTTGTCTATAATCTTTATCTCTAATATGTTTTGCTAATTTTTCTCTTTTTTGAATTTCTTTTTTAGATTTTTTAACATGACCATCTAATGAATCGTAATTTATTTCAGCGTCAACATAATCAGATACAGGGTCAATAAATGGCATTAAATTTTTATCAAACCATTTTCTAATTCCTGGTCTAATTGGTGGTTTGTATGTGCCACCAACAGTTGATGTCGTAGAGGCTTCATTTAAATATTTCTCATATTCAGTTAATTTTTTAAAAATATCTAATAAGTTCGTGCTTTCCATAATCAATTTAAATTATTATCATTATATAAATATTACAAATTATGGAACATTCTAATGAAGATATATTAAAAGAAGAAATTATTGAAAAATTCAAAAATTTAAATCCTATTGGAAGTTTATTTGATGCTATTAATTATACTTCTTATGAAGATTTAGACAAATTCATAGTTAATATGTCTCAAGAACAATCTCTTTATTGTTTAATGGAGGCAGTTAAATGCTCATACAGAAGAGGTGTATTTACTCTTGAGGAAAGTGAAGCTATATCTAAATCACTTAGGATTTTATCTAAATAAAAAAAGGTCAGATTTCTCTGACCTTTTTTATTATCGATTAAGATAAGATTATCTTAACTCATTCAAATCGAATGTACGAACACCATCAACGATGATACGTCCATAGAAACGGTTATTAACCATCTTCTTAGCGTAACGTGTCATAATACCCTTGATAGGAGTAAAGTTGAATGGGTTATACATTGTTGGAGTTAATTGTAACGGTACGTATGGAGCGTAGATGTAACCAGTATCCAATAAAGAAGTACCTTTATGACCAATCAACACAGTGTTAGCTGGGAAGTATGGGTCACGGTATACTTGGTAACGACCACTTAATGTACCAACTCTCTCAATACCCATGTTGAATTGGTCCTGCTCAGGAGCCGCATTTGATACGTGGAAGTATTCCAAGTCATCAAAGATAGCACTGATTTCAGAAGATACAACAATCCAGTTAGCTCCACCTCTTAAAGTAGACTTATGGATTTGAGCTGAAATTTGGTTGATTGCAGTAATCAACGTTTGATTCCAGTCCTTTTGAGTGTAAGGAGTTGATTGGTTGTTCAGACGCTTCCATCCGTTGTAATCCCAACGTAATGTCCAAGCCGCACCTTTACGTAAGTCACGTAAAATTTCACGGTCAATTTCAGCCGCCACTTGCTCAGATAATAAAGCTGTTAATTCAGCTTCAGCATCGATGTTGTGGAATGCCGCAACGTCTTGTGCCATTTCTGGAGACCATTGTGCTCTTAATTTTCTTTCTGTTACAGAAACAGTTACTGACTCAAGGTCAAAAGAAACTTCACCAATCTTATCTTCAAATTCTAACTCTTCGTAACGTCTCCAAGCAGCTTGGATGTTAGTATATGCATTACCAGTACCAGCAGTAGCTCCTGACCAATATTGGTTAGTCAATGAAGAACCTGAATATCCATCAGGAGTTGATTGTCCACATGCGATACATGCTGGAACTTGTAAATCAACTTCTAAATAGATAAATCCTTTTTGGTCACATACGTTATCATAATAACCACCATTACCACCTGTAGTTTGAGCTCCAGGGAATGCAGCTTGTGTTGAAGTGTATTGAGGACCATACATAGCCTGACCATACTTCTGAGTTACAACACGATATAAAAGTGGAGTATATGTTGCAACACCCAAGTCGGTAGCAACGTTTGTGTTATTAGTATAAAGAACCAAATTAGATAAGAAAGATTCAGTATCTTGCTCTTGTCCGTCAGGTCCGATTAATTTACCTATACCACTAGCACTTAAACCTGAAAGTGCAACAATAACTTTACGATATTCAGTTTTTGAAGCCGCAACTTGTCCAAGAAGAGTATAACCTGAAGCAATTAACGCACCATTAGACCAAGCAACTGTCGGTGTGTTTGCAGTATAAGTTACAAAACGTCCTTTAGAATAATCGAATAAACCTGCTGGGTCAAGACCTGGCTCAGTTCCTTCGTAGAATAAATCATAAAGATTTTTTGTATATGCTCCTGAAGATGTACCATAACCTGCGTTAGGGTCACCAGGATAGTTTCCAGGAGAACCTACAGGTGCGTAGTGGTCACCTGAAGTAACGTTTACACCATTGATTGAAGAACCTCCAGAATAACCTTGGATTTGAGGTACAAAGTAGAACAATTTACCGATTGGTAAGTTCATAGCTTGTACAGAAACGATTTCGTTAGACAATAATTTAGAGAACACACGTCTGATGATAGGGAATACCACAGTCTCGAATGAACCTGAATCTGCCGTAGAAGATGCTTCGTTAATTAAATGTGACGCTTGGTTTTCATACAATTGTGCAACATTTTCTTTTAGGTGGCCTTTAAGACCTTCAAGGAACCCTAATTTGTCCCATTTGTTTATAGTGTCTTCTTTGATAACTTTCAAGTGCTTAAGACCGATGTTACCTACTAATCCACTTTCTAATAATGCTCCCATTTATTTTATAGGTTTTTTATTTTTTAAGTTTATTTTATTATTTTTGACATAATGTCTTTCATTCTCAAGAATTGAGGATTCTCATAAGTCTTAGATTCAATCAGATTAACTGCTGAACCTGACTGTGGAGCTTTATCAATTACTCTTTCGATTGACTCAGTCATGAACTTTTTGGTTTCCCCTCCAAGTTCGTCTTTTATTGTTTTATACAAAGCTTTAGACTCTTTAAGAGTTTCAGCAGAATCAAATCTTCTTAAAACGTTAATTTTTTCCTGCTTTGATGTAGAATGTTCTGTGAACAATCTTGTAGCATATGCTAAATTTGAATTAAATACGGCAACTTCGTTAAGTTTATCTCTAAACATATTTAGAGCCTTTCTGTATTCTTCATTTTTAGCCTTTAACATTTCAACTTCTTCCATGATTTCACGGTTTTCAAAAGTTAGATTTCTGTTAGGTGTAACACCTTTTCTTAAACCACGTCCTTCTTTAGAACCGAATCCATAAGTACGAGATGCTTCTTTAGCTTCTTCCTTAGTGAATTTTTTTACACCCTTTGGACTTGGCATGTCAAACATTTCACCTTCTTTGAATTCAAACTTTGGTTTAGATGTTCCTTTAGTAGGGTTAGCGTGTGATTTCTTTTCGTTAAAACCACCTTTAGATTTTTCATAATTAAATTTGGCTTTACCTACAGAACCTTTTGTACCAACTTTTGGTTTAATAACAGATTTAGATTCGTACATTACGTCTTCTTCAAACGTGTATTCCTCTTCTTCTTCACCTTCTTCCATGGTTTCAAAATCTTTGTAATGACCATCAACGTCTCCGATTTTATGACCATCTCGTCTTTTATAATCGTGTTCGTCTCCGCCATACATTTCATCTAATTCTTCTTCAGCTTCATCATCCATTTCAATTTCGTAAACGATTTCTTCTGATTCTTCTTCATTATCTTCTTCCATTCCAAACTCCTCTTCTTCAGATTCTGTTTGAATAAGGTATTCATCTTCTTCATCTTTTAAATGAATGAAATCACCTTCTTTTTTAATTTCAAAAGAATCATCTGGACTCATTTGTTTGTAAGCCTTTAAGACATCTTCTAATGAATGGTTAGATAAATCCATGATTTCATCAGATTCGAAATCATCTCCACCACTGATATCAGAAAAATTTGACATGTCGAAACTTTCTTCAGAATCTTCGTCTTCAGACTCGTCTTCTTCAGACTCGTCATCAAATTCAAATTCGTCTTCCTCAGAATCATCTTCAGATTCTAATTCGTCTTCAACTTCAAATTCATCTTCTTCTTCAGCCTCATTTTTCATAGACTCTTTTACTAATTCGCTAATTTCTTCTTTCATTGTAGAATGAAGTATTTCTTTTGCATTTTCATTGATTGCTTCTTCCAAATTTTGTATTTGGATTAATGCTTCTTCAACTAAGTTTTTTTCTGCCATTGCGTAGTTATTTTATTAAATAAATATGCAGATGTTTAGAAAAATTAATTTTTTTTGGTTTTTAAATAA